AAGTTGACTGTAGGCTTCAGTCTGAGAAAACTCGTCCCTAAGTTCTTGAGTCTTAATAAATCGACGTCCATCGTCAGACTTGACCCCATATGCTTTTAATAACACATCCTTAAAGATACCAATAATCTGCTTGCTGTCTTTTTCTTTAACGACCTTGTCAATTTTATTTGCAAGACCGCCTTCTGAAGAAACCTCCATCTCAGCAACTTCAGCTTTTGTGAAGTTAAACAGAAATTCCTCAGTTCTTTCATTACCATCAAAATCTGTATATGTGATTACTTTTTTGTACATTTGTTTCTCCTTTCAAAAGTATTAAAGGAGCCCTAATTAAAGAGCTCCTTTAGGTATAACTATTACATATTAACCAGCTGCGGGAGTCATCAAAGTGATAACCTCGGCAGGAAGAGGCAGACGTCCTTCGGTGCTTGGCGCAGTTCCATAGAGAATAATCTCTAATGCAGCCAATTTAGCAGCATCAGCTTTTGTGGAATCGATCACGATTGAGGCCGTTGGTTTAAATCCAGCAACTTCAACCGGGGTCGTTGTTACTTCCCAACTGAAAGTCAATGCTTCAGGAGAGTCATTGATTGACTGGTACCCTTTTTCTGAAGGAGCGGCCATTGCTCCATAAATTAGATGGAGTTTATAACCCAATTCCTGACCAGCAACATCATTACCCAATAGAGTACGATACGCAAGTCCAAATTGTTTGCGTGACTGCTGGCCAAATTTTACACCAAGAACTGCTTCTGCTGATCCATCACAAACAGCAAATTCATCAGGATAAGTAAAAGCTTCAATAGTCGCGCCAAATTCTTCAGCGGACACAAGATTCAGATACTTAATATTATCAGCATATTGAGGACTGGCCTCAGCACCTGATGGACTTTCGGTAACACCAGTAAGACCATTCCAGGCCACACCTTTTGGATAAGCGCCATTAGCGTCCATAACAAACAAGACACCATGGTCAATACCAGTTTCATAAAAACGCTTACCAGTTTCATCCCAAACGATTTTATTCGCCATATTAAGGGTTCTCCTTTAATAATAAATATTAAAAACATCATGATAAAGATTGTCTGTGACAAACCTACGGTCAAAAGAACATTTAGGCATAGCAGCAATCTTTTCCGGAATTAAACTATCTGGACTTCTATCAATAACGGTTACTTTATACCGTTTATTATGCAGATAGGTGTTATTGTCCGCAAAAACTGTATCTCTGGCAAATAACTCATATACTATACATGGGTAGCTCATATTAATAGTCGAAGGAGGTTGAAAATATACCTTGTCTGAGCCTAAAAGATTTTCTAATATAATTTGCAAATTAGTTCGTAGGCCCATTGTAGACACCTCCAACTGTTAAAATGAGACGGGGTCTTTGGATATCAATATTACTGATTTTCCAAGAAACCCCATTCCATTTGATATAGCGCATCGTTTGAAAATTCTGCATAGCAAAAATATCAGCAATTATACTGATTTGATTTGTTATGTTTAAATTCTCATTCAGACGATTAGGATCTTCCCAACGTCTGGCCGATCTAATAATATCGCCAGTATAGGAATATTCAGTTATTACTTCAGTATAAACACCAGGCGCAGTTTCTTCAGTCCGGACATACCCGATTACTCCATGAAACTTTGCCATTTTGATAGTTGCCTATTATCCAGCGGCTCTAGTCTGTTCAATGATGAGCGCAGACTTGGGCAGGGTTAAGGCGCCAGAGCAACGAGTCTCAAGCAAGTACTTGTACTGGTTGTAATCGATATCAAAGTCATCAAACATGCTTACTTGACCACCCTGATCAGCACCGATGGTGTAATCTTTCGGATTCATAACAATGCCGATCAAATCGATCGTGGCCGGGGCAGGATCAGTAATGGCACGACTAACGCCAACCATTACTGGGACTTCTTGAATACCTGAAACGCGAAGGGCTGCTGCCAGTTCAGCTTCGGTTCCATAAAGACGACGATCCTGTTTGTCTTTCAAAAGGAGCATATCCGTGATGAAAGAGGCCGTGGTATAAAGAGTCGGATTTCCAGAACCCTTATAACTATCTCTTGCTCGAACAATAGCCTCCATTTTGTCCATTGTAGTGGCAGTTGATTCCAAAACAGAACGTTCCACATACATTTCGACATCACTATACACAGGACGAATACAGGTATCATCAACTTTGTCAGCAGATTCTGCTGCCCGACCATCACCGATTAATACTGCACGAGCAATTTCTTCGTCTAACATTAAACGCATTTCCGCCTTCAACCAAGCAACAACATTCAGATCTGTAATATCAATAATATCATCACGATCTAATTTTTGTTTCTTATAAATGGTCGTTGGACCGGTTGTACGTTTAAGCATCTTGACAACTTCTTCAACTTTAAGCGCGCCTTTAACGTAACCACGGGCACGAGCTTCAGCAGCAGTAATATCAGCTGTCATGCTCTTAATACGAGAAAATGGAGTGTGGTGAGTTCCAGAAATAAGGGAATTAACCCAATCCATATTCCGTTTGATAAAGTCCGGATTTTCGCGAACTGCTTTAGCATCAGGGAATAAATAATCGATATTCTCGATACCATATGTCACGGCATGAGCAAGGAAAGATTCACGGAAAGAACCTGTCTTTTGAGCATCCGCAACGATTTCCATAAATTGAGCATGAGTAAGGGTCTTTTCCACTTTATCTTCTTCTCCATTCCGATCAAATAAATTTTTCTTCATAAGTTCTTCATCTCCTTCTGAATATGAATGTTCTGCAGTATCTGAATCTTCATCGCGAGCTTCGGCAACTGCTGCAACCATAGCATAAACTACAGCTTTTTGCTTTTCGTTAAGAGTTTCGAAAACATCACCCAAAGTTTCTCCATCAGAGTCTTCCTCTGGTGATTTATCTTCATGAGCAAGTTCTTTTAAGGACAGAGTCAGCCCACTATAAATAATAGCCTCATCTTCGGATTCGGTTTGACTTCCATCTGAATGCTCAAAACTTAAATTATCGATCAAAGCTCCTGGATTAGCTCCTGATAAAACCAAACTTACTTCTCGGATAACACCATGAAGTACATTCTTTGATTTTTCTACTAACCCATTAGCATAAATTGATAAAGCTGTAATATCTCCATGCTGGACAAGCAACTTTGCATTAGAACCTGCAGGCGTGTCATTAAACTTTCCGTAAACGTACACACCATCCATACGATTTTCAAGTACTGCATGGCCTAACACGTTTGCTGGTTCATTATGGAGATGCTGCCAAACTAATGGCACTGTCTGGCCATCATTATCTTTAAATGCATCTTTGGTAATGACACGGCCATCACTGCATTTAAGATTATTTTTAGTGGCGTAACCACTAAAGTCAAAAGATTTTTTCATACTTTTTCGATAGTCCTTTCATTTTGATTAGGCTGAACTTTTTCTTCAGTGGGTACTTCTTTAGACGGATTTAAATTCTTATTTCGTAATTCATCTGCAGACGGATCATTGCTTGGTTTATATCCAATAATCGAACGCACCTCATTAGAACTAAGAATTGCATTCCGGGTAAAGCTATCTGAAACTGTGGCCAACGTCTCCGCAGGAACTAACTTAAATACATCTCTAAAATAAGTAATAGTTTGTCCTTGCGACCTAGCCGTTTTTGTGATAAACTTTCTTTGCAAACCATCAGAAATAGCAGCAAGAAAAGGCTCGATTGTTCTATTATAATAGTTAAGCATCACCTTTTCATCCGCTGTTCCATCAAAAATACTAGTAGTCAAACCTAATTGGCCATACAGCATAGAAGTTAAATATTCTATTTGTTTAAGCAAATTATTTTCTGCAGGTCGGTTTAATTGGGTTATTCTTTCAGTCCCATCTGTATAGGCTATCCCATACTTAGTCCCCGACAACTGGGCTTCAATATCTTTTCTACGTATTTCAGCTTGTTCTTTTCTAGCTGGTGTTTTAATCACATATGGTAATTGTATAATCAAATCTAATTTACCAGATCCACTTTGCGTGTCAATGGCATCTAAAAGATTTAATTTATAAATTAATCTCTTTAATGTAGAATTAGGTTCGTTCATTACTGGATAGAAAGGATTCTCAATAATAGCAACCATGTTTTTAGGTAATAAAACATCTTCTCTATTTCCAGTTCTGTCATTATACAAATTTACTCTTACATGATTAGGCCTCCATTCTACAATTCTTCCAGTTCGCATTGTCTGTATATCATAAGAACCGGATACTGTTGGATCTAATGTGGTATCTATTGGAACTACAGCTATAACACCTTCGTCACATAATGACCATACAATATCCTGAATAAATGCTTTGGAGCTTTGATCAACATTGGCTTCTACTGATAAACAGTTGTTTAAACCTGAACGAATGGTTTCTGAATATCTGTTGTTTTCATCAACACGAACATGTTGCATAGAAACTGATGAAACATCTATACCTATTCGTGTATATATTGACGAAATAATAGAACGCTCATTGCCAACATCAAAACGAATACGATCAGGTCTGGTGCTATAAACAGGTCCTAAATTTCCTAGAAATTCTTTATTAGGATCTTTATTCAAAAATATATTCCAAGCATGTTTTAAACGATCTGTAAAAGAATCTGGCACACTAAAAACCTCCTTTCTTTTTGGCAAGAGTTACCATATAGGTTTACCATATTTTTTATTTCTCTCTGCTTCTTCTGCTAAAATTCTTGTATTTTCTTTTATCATAGCAGGGGTATCGCGGCCATACTTATCAAAAAATATTTCCTTTGTTTTTATTCCTGCTGCTTTATCGAAAGCCTCATTTAAAAAATTTGATTCTTGCACTACAGCATTTCTTTTTGCTAATACATTCATTATTGGAAGAAGAATTATTGTAGAACGAGCTGCGACTTCCATAGCATCTTCTCTAGTCCATTTTGTATCTTTTTGACCTGGTTTTAAAGAAGCCCTTCCATTTTTAATATCGTATCTCCCGGCAGCGCTTGCTGCTAATCCGTCTTTTAATAAAGTACTAAATGCCGCTTGTTTGGCTAATTTAAAACTTGCTTCCAAAAGATCTCTTTTAGTATAACTTCCTTTAGAAACACCCTTTATAATTTCAGACATAGCAACACTAGCAAGAGCTAATTTAGCATTGTCGCCAAATCTTTTTGGCAAAGACTTTTGTCTATAAACAAATCTAGAATAATCCGTACTATTATTTAAAAAACTAGCAGCATTGCCTAAAATACCAGCTCTTGAACGAGCATTATTTTCAGCATCAGCAAAGGATTTCCTTATACCCCATTTCATCCCAAGAACACCAAAATGTTTAAGCTCCATTTCTTCTTCTATTTTCATAAACCTCCTATTCAAATGCTTCTTTATGAGATTTATACGCGACATAGCCATCCATTAAAGCAGAAACATTATCAATTTTTTGCTCATACCTTTTTTTCAAAAGTTTTCTATTACCATTAGTATCTTCTAATGTGATACAGTTACCCATGGCAAAAGACATTAAATCTTGATCGAATATAAGAGCTCGTTCTTCTGACAATGTTTTTAATTCTCCTAATGGAACGGATTCTGTTTTGGAACCTTGAATAACTTTTTCTAAACCATATGGGCCATTTTCTCTTTCCCAACGTTCAATAAATTCTTTTGCATTATACGGGTCAAATCCTAAACATCGGACATCATAAGACGAATCTGAAATGAATCTATCAAGATCATCATAAACATCCATCATGTCAAGAACTGTACATTCTAGAACTTGTAAACTTCCTTCTTCTAGAAATTGATCGTATTTTATTCGCATTGCTCCAGGTAATTTCTTTAATGTTAATGACGAAATATAAGATCTTGTCTTAACACCAAAAGTACCATTTGGCAACGGAAATAAAAATGTAAATGCACAGAAGTCATCTCCTTGAGAAAGATCCGCCCCCAATGCGCATGGAAGCGACCAAAAATCTCTTCTCTTATGAGGAATCGTTTCTTCATAAGTAAAGAAATATGTGTATCCTTCCATAGGTATACCAAAACGTTTTGCTAAAATATCATTTCTCGTCGCCGGGACATTCTCTGCTCTCTCAATATCTAATTGATAAGTTTCGTATGTCACAGTTTTTCCAAGATTAGGATTGGCTTTTATCCATTTAGATGGATCCGTAACTTCTTTGATGTCGTCTAACTTATAATACCAAATAGACACGTGAGGGTTTATGTAATCGCCTTTTAAAATATCCATAAGTTCCATTTTAATAGTGTCGCCACTACCATTTCGAACCGTTCCTTCAGAACTTATAGCTACGATTAAATAATCATCTAATTTAGATGCCCCTTGCTCAATAGCCCCGACAACATCTTCACGAATATCACCAGATAACCACTCATCTACTGTTGCTATAAATGGTCTTAATCCTTGTAATTTAGCAATCGACATCGGCCGGACTTCTAATAAAGAACCTGTTAAAAAATTCTCGATTCCTTTTTTAGTAGACGCCAATTTTACTCGATTAGCTCTCGAACCTGTTGTATTTTGCAATGATCCTTCTGTCAGAAATTTAAAAACAGGACCTCTTGCTCTAGTTATAGAAGTACGAATTGGTGATAGTACTTCCTCGGCTTGTTTCATAGTAGGAGCAGTTGTAACTTGATGAGTGGTAGCCGTATTTACATTCAAAAAGAAACTTTGAATAAATGAAGCATACATAGATTTGGCTGCTCCACGAGCAACGATTAAATATTGCTTGTTTATTAGTCGTTTCTTTATCATTTTGCGAATGTATCGGCCACCATGATTACCTGGGGTTGGGGTGTAAACACTTCTTTCAACAAAATAATACCAACCAAATATTTGCTCTGCCCATAGTTTAAAACTATCAAGTAATATAACATCAGCACCATCGGTTAGTGTTAATTCATCTTCACAATATTTAACAAATCCCTTTACCGCATCGTC